GAAGATAAAATATGTATCAAAACATTTATTACGAAAGACAGAAAAATCTCATACATTTGTGGGATGATAAAAATGGTTATCAAACAATGCCATACCGAAAGTATGCGTATAAGAAAGACCCATATGGACAATTTCGTTCAATGAATGGAGATAAACTTACTCGTATTTCAAAGTGGGAAAAAGAAGAAGCCGATGACCTTTTTGAATCGGATGTTCCTGAAACCACAAGAGTATTAGTGGATATTTACGATTCTGATTTACCATCAACGGGTCATAGAATATTAACATTTGACATTGAGGTAGAAATGATATCAGGTCTGCCAAACACAAAAGAAGCACAAAACGAATTAACAGCAATTGCGGCACATGATAGTGCAACAAAAATGTTTGATGTATTCGTATTAGATAAAGAACGAAAAGTTAAAAATAATGCAAAAAATTTTAGTAAAGATGGGAGAGAAGTTACTCTTCACATTTTTGATAACGAGAAAAATCTCTTACTTGCTTTCCTTAATTATTACGAGGAAATTGACCCGACTATTCTCACGGGGTGGAATATAGATTTTTTTGATATTCCATATTTGTATAATAGAATTAAAAATGTATGTGGTGAATCTCATGCAAAAAGATTATCCAGAATAGGACAATGTTTCTATTCACCTTATAGAGAAAAATGGTCTTTCGGTGGAGTAGCAATATTGGATTACATCAATTTATACAAACAATATAATTTTGGTTTAGAAAGTTCATATACATTGAATCACATCGCAACAAAGGAATTGGGTAGAGGTAAGGTTGAGTATGAAGGAAGTTTGGATGACTTATTTGTAAACGATTTAGAAAAGTTTATTGAATATAACATTGTCGACGTAGACTTGGTTGTAGCAATGGATGAAAAATTAAAATTCATTGATTTATGTAGAGCAATTTGTCACGCCGGTTATGTTCCTTATGAAGATTACATATATTCATCAAAGTGGTTAGAAGGAGCATGTTTGGCATACCTCAAAACAAAAGGTATGGTTGCAACAAACAAACCAAAAGATAGGAAAGAAAGGATGCAGGCACTTCGTGATAATGATGAAGAAAAATTTATCGGAGCCTATGTAAAAGAACCTATCGTTGGTAAGTATGATTGGATATATGACTTGGATTTGACATCTCTATATCCATCAATTATTATGACCCTAAACATCAGTCCTGAAACAAAGATTGGTAAGATTGAGAATTGGGATGCAGAACAATGGATTAAGGGAGAAGATAGAGAATATCATTTAGTTGGAAAGGATGGTGATGAATACGATTATACCCGTCAGGAATTGGCAGATGTTATTAAAGATAGTAATTTAGGTGTTGCGGCAAATGGAGTTCTTTATACGCAAGACCAGCCAGGTTTGATTGCAGATATTCTTAACACATGGTTTGAAAAACGTGTAGAGTATCGTAAATTAGAAAAGAAATATGGTGAAGAAAAAAATACGGAAATGTATGAGTTTTATGGTAAAAGACAACACGTTCAGAAAATCCTTTTGAACTCAATGTATGGTGTGTTAGGTTTGCCGGCTTTCCGTTTCTATGATGTGGATAATGCAGAAGCAGTAACCCTAACAGGTCAAGTCGTAATTAAGAAAACGGCTGAAATGGCAAATAGAAAATATTGGAAAGAGTTGGGAACAAAAGAAGATTACAATGTTTACATAGATACCGATTCAATTTATATGATGGCAGAACCTTTGGTAAAACACAGATACCCAGAGTATAAAGAATTTGATGAAAACAGAATGGCGCAAGAAGTAAACACAATTGCAGAGGAAACCCAATCATTCTTAAATTCATTCTATGATTTATTGGCAGAAAGATTCTTTTTTATTCCAAAAGAAAAACACAGATTTGAAATTAAGAAAGAGTATATCAGTAAAGCAGGATTTTGGGTAGCAAAGAAACGATACGCACAATGGATGATTTTAAAGAATGGTATTCCTTGTGATAAGTTGGATGTAAAAGGATTAGATGTAGTTCGTTCTTCATTTCCAAAATCATTTCAGAAGTTTATGTCTACAATGTTGAAAGATATCTTAATGGGTAAAGATAATGAATATATTGATGATACATTATTAACATTTAAGAAAAGTTTACCAACACTTCCTGTAAATGTGATAGCAAAGGGTGGAGCAATCAAAGAATTAAGTAAGTATGATGATGGTAGTTGGAAAACAGGTTCATCAATTGCAAACTTTGAAAAAGGAACACCTGCACACGTTAAAGCCGGAATTGCATACAACAGATTATTGAAATTCTTTAACTGTCCATATAAGCATGAACCAATTAGAGATGGTGATAAAGTTAAATGGGTATATCTTAAAACAAACCCATTAGGATTGGATACATTGGCATTTAAAGATTATAACGACCCTAAAGAGGTTATGGATTTTGTAGAAACATACATTGATAGAGATAAGATATTTGAAGCAGAGTTAGAAAATAAATTAGATGATTTCTATAATGCATTGGGTTGGCAGAAAGTATCACATGAAACAAAAACAGCTAAAAAGTTTTTTGCATTTTAATTATGAATAGTTTAAAATATTGGACATCTGAAGAATTTGATATAGCTTCTTTTAAATGGGGTATCAAAGAAAGAGTTGATAAAGAAATTTTGGGAAATGGTTCCGATAAAGGTAATTGTTATTACACTTTTAATGAATTGGGATTTCGTGGAGATTCACCAAAAAAGAAAGGGATACGAATAATGTCGGTGGGATGTTCGCATACAGAAGGTATCAACGTACATAATCACCAAACTTGGTCACATATATTATCAAGAAAAATACAAGGAGGTGTTGACCTTAATTTGGGAATAAGTGGTAGAAGTAATGATTATATTTCTAGAGCTATTTTAACTTGGACAGATTATTTAAAACCATCATTAGTATTGGCAATGTATACATATCCGTACAGAAGAGAATATTATAGAGAAACGGGAGAAGTCGAACCATTTCATCCAACTCCATGGGGATTTTTTGATGAAGATATGGATGGTAGAAAAAAATGGGCAAATATGGTTGGATTAAATAATACTGAAGAAGATTTTATTAATTGGTATAAAAATCATCAACTAATAACATATTATTTAAAATCAAAAGATATTCCTTTCATTTGGAATGGAACATTTGTCGGAACAGATTATACCGATGAAAATAGATTTGATGGAAATTATCCAAATTTTACAGATGAACATAGAAATGCAACTGAAGGTGAAAATGCATCATATGCTAATGAATTATTCAATCATATAAAAGAAAAATTTGAAATTTAGAAATATTTTTCGTATATTTAATAAACATAAAACTTAAAAAATGAACAAAAACAATTTATTAAAATTTATTCAAAAGTATTCACTAGGTGGACTTATTGAATCAGTAGCATGGAATGCAGAAGGAACAAAGTTATCGGTTAGATTTATTTCCGATGATAAAACATTATTGGGTGAGGTTGATTTTAATGCATTCACTTCTAAATCATTTAATGTTGGTATTTACACAACATCATTATTGAAAAATATGATTGGTGTATTGGATAGTGATATCGCATTAAAAGTTGATAAAGCAGGTGATAAAGCGGTTACATTAAAATTAAGTTCAGATGATACTGAAACTTCTTATCAATTGGCTGATTTGGGTGTTATTCCTCCAGTTCCAGATTTGAAAGCATTACCTGATTTTGGAATTGAAATTGATATGACATCTCAAATGGTAGATAGATTTATCAAAGCAAAAGGTGCATTGAGTGATGTGGATACATTTACCGTATTTACTGAAAATGGTGATTTGAAAATAGCAATTGGATATTCTTCAATTTCTACAAACAGAGTAACATTTACAGCAATTAAAGGATTTGAAGGTGAAATAAAACCAATATCATTCTCTTCAAAATATTTAAAAGAAATTCTTACAGCAAACAAAGAAGCAACTAATGCAAAATTAAAAGTTTCAGTAGATGGTTTGGCTCACGTTGAATTCCAAATTGATGATTTTGTATGTAAGTATTATTTAGTAGAAATTTCAAATTAATAAAAATGAGTGAACAATTAGAATTATTTCCACAAGAGGAAATGCAACCGCAGGGTAGTATAGAAATACCTAAACCACAAACTATACAGGATTCAGAATGGTGTTTTCAATTTTTTAATAATGAGCCAGTTGTATTTGGTTGGCAATCGGAAAACACAGAACCTTCACCATTGGTATTACAATTACAACCGGTTGAGGGTGATGTATTAACATTTAGACAAAACGGAATGGAATTCAAAATTTTTGCAAGACCAATTTCCGAAGATACTAAACAAATTAGAAAAGAACAAGATGCAAATCAAAATCAAAAAGTTACATCCGAAAGCAGTAATTCCTAATTATTCAAAGCCGGGAGATGCCGGTATGGATTTGGTAATTACATCTATTATCAACGAAAATAAAGAGGATATATCATATGGATTTGGGATTTCTTTAGAAATACCTGAAGGATATGTGGGATTAGTATTTCCTCGTTCATCAATTCGAAAATATGATTTGTTTTTAACAAATGCAGTCGGAGTAATTGATAGTGGATATAGAGGAGAATTACAAGCTACATTTAAAAAAACAGGTTTACACAAATACGAAATAGGAGATAGAGGTGCTCAAATTATGATTTTACCCTATCCCCAAATTCAATTTGAAGAAGTAGAAGAATTATCTCACACCGAAAGAGGCGAAGGCGGATTCGGTTCAACTGGAAAATAATATGAGTTTTTTCGCAAACGATATAAACAAAAGAGAACATAGCTTGTGGGTGGAGAAATACCGCCCACAAACTCTTGCTGACTATGTTGGTAATGAAACCATCAAAGAAACAATTCAGCAGTATTTAGATGCAAACGATATTCCACATTTGTTATTATACGGAAAAGCGGGTACTGGTAAGACTACACTTGCTAAACTAATCGTAAACACAATCAAATGTGATTATATGATTATCAACGCATCAGATGAAAACAATGTAGACACGGTTAGAACGAAAGTTAAGAACTTCGCATCATCTGTTGGTTTTGCAGGTTTCAAAGTAATCATATTAGATGAGTTTGATTATATGACACCGGGAGCACAAGCGATTTTGAGAAACTTAATGGAAACATTCAGTAAACATTGTCGTTTCATCTTAACCTGTAATTACATTGAGAAAATCATTGACCCTATTCAAAGTAGATGTCAGTCTTTCGCAATCACACCTCCGACTAAAAAGGATGTAGCAGTTCAGGTAGCAAAGATATTAGATGCTGAAAAGATTAAGTATGAACCAAAAAATATGGCTGATGTGATTAATTCATATTACCCAGATATTAGAAGAATACTTAATACTTGTCAATTACAATCGGCAAAAGGTGAATTAAAAGTAGACCATAAAGTAATGGTTGAAGCAAACTTTGCAACTAAACTTATTGACCTTTTGAAATCGGAAGATGATAAAAGAAATATGTTTATGAAAATTAGACAAGCAGTTGCGGATAATAAGTTAAATGATTACTCGGAAATGTATACAATGTTATACGATAGAGTAGATGAATATGCAAGTGGAAATGTAGCAAATACAATCTTAACTATTGCAGAAGGATTATCCAAAGATGCGTTGGTAGTAGATAAAGAAATAGTGTTTATGAGCACAATTATTCAAATTTTAAATATAATAAAATAATGATGAACGGACAACAAATGGGACCACAATTACCACCGGATTTTAAATTATCCGATGCAAGAGAAATGCTTTGTGAATGTGGTAATAATACCTTTATGGATGCTGTTAGATTTAGAAAAGTTTCTAGATTACTAACCGGTGCACCTATGGATTCGGTTTTACCTGTACAAGTGTTTTTATGTACTAAATGTGGTGAAGCATTTAACGAAATGTTACCAGATGAATTACAAAAACAAAAAATAGTAGAATAATGGCAGCTAAAAAGTTATTCGACCATCTTAACGCAATAACAGCAGAGCAAGACCCAAAATACTTTGATAAACTTTCAGAAGAAGATTTAAAATCATGGAGTAACTTTATGATTAATCGTTTTCTTTCTATGAAGCCAGAATGGGTGGAATTAATTGCAACTTTACTTCCTTTGACGCAAACTTTGCAACCAAAGGAAATGTATAAGTTGTATATTAGTGTCATACCAAAAGGTAAATATTTTTTAAAATATATCAAAGGAAAATCAGAAGATAAATATGAACAATTTTTGATTGATTTAATTAAAATGGATTTTCAATGTTCAGAAAAAGAAGCAATGGATTATATTGAAGTTCTTTATTCAACTAGAGAAGGTAGAGAAAATATTAAATATATTTGTGAA